CTTCCGAGTTGCAATGCAACATCCACACTATTTATAGTGATCTTTGTCGTCTTGTCAGACGACTAGACTATGATGGTAACGTTATGTTACCAACACAGTCGATATTCCCGAGATTTCTCGGAAGTACCCCTCTACTATCACCTTGCAATAAAGCGTAGGTAATAATTCGACGATCTGAAGAGCTAAGGGCTTCGCAAACCTTCCGAAATTTCGGTCGGACAGCTAAGCCTTTAACCTTTAAGATATAACCTTTGTTACTAGCTTTCCATAGTCTTCGGGGAGCAGGGATAAATTCCTGCCTTCCTGAGGGACCGAAAAACCGTAACGTGTCTGGTATGCATCGAAGAATACGCTGAAAAGCTCTATTCCTAAATACATACTCGTCATCATCAATAAAATGATTACGAATAAACCTATCAATGTTTTGCAGGTAACTGTAAACGCATCGAAGGGAGACGGTTGTTTTTCCATATGGTGAGTTCCTTAGAAACACGGGTCGAACGTTGACATTATGCCAAACGTCTAAACCGCATGACTCTTTGAAAGGCCCACTTATGAACGTCTTGCTCATATTCGGCACAAAGCAAAACCGTTTTAAATTTGTTATTAAATATGGCGCTAATTTAGCATCACATATAATATCATCTCCAAACACGGTAGCTGCAGGGTCTATAGACCGTGCAAGTGCTAAAAATATAAGCGATTCCAGTTCAAATGTAAAACCATTACCCATAGAGCTGCATTTGTCGTTAGTATGCCAATGGCCGTTTATCCTAGTACTAGGACTACGGCTTTGTTCAATATAACGATATATGTGCTCAGGAAGTAAGGCCTTGACAAGTGCGAACGAAATCGTATCAGAGGCATTCGATAGATCTATTGTTGCTAGAGCATCTCCATGAGCCATTAGGCGTCTATGGTGAAGTGCTGGCAACTCATCAAAGGGTACGGAATACTGTTTATTAAGACAGTTCCTTAGCTCTGATCCTATTGCGAGTTGAACCGACATGTTACATATCGGCTCGATGCAAATAGGACGATCTGTATCGTACGTCTTGGAAACCGTTGCGAAGCGGTTTCCAGGAACAATACGAAAAGGTCGGGGATCGACGAGGTTAGTGTCCATTATACTCCCAGCTGTAAGTTCTTGATAAAGATCCAAACAGTCGGCAGTTATGGTCAAGTCTGTTACGAGTTTGTAGTCTAGAGTACTATTCACACCTGACGTGCCATAAGTGGTGCCAGGCCCAAACTTCAATACTGAATCTTTCATACGCTGATGAGAAAATCCCTTAAGCCATTGTTTTAATAGCTTTCGAGGTCTTTCTAACAGATAATTGAAAGGTTCAAGCGATAGGGCTTGACGAGTGCAGAGATACTCATTTTCATAATAAGAAGCGCACGCTTTATCGTAACGAATGGAATCATCCGTTTTGAAGATAAAGTCACGTTCCTTTTTGAACAGAGCCTCGGCAGCAACATCGTCCCTATATGAAGAGAGGTCAATATAATCTGAAGGATGAACCTTTCGTGGTTCAAAGGTCTTATTACGCACTTGCATCGCTAGTGATAGCGAATACGGTGAGTTAATTCCTTCCAACAGATCGACTAGGACGCTTTCAGCTAAAGCTGAAGGCAAGGTTACCTTAGGTATACCCATCTTGATCACCTATTAAACGGTTAAAACCGTTACTTCTTAATAATACGGGGTTAAGCTGAGAATTTCAGCCTTTTTATCGGTTAAGAAATTAGCCATAAAAGCTAAAGTATTAGCACGATCCGTATCAGAAGTATTAGGTGGGAAAGTGACTTCACAGGACGCGATACAAGTGGATAATAAAACCACATTGGACGCATTTGTGTCATCAACTTGGGGATGGGATACCTTAACTTTCAATTTGAAAGCACCTTGCGATGTCTGTGTCATTGAGTGTGTTAAAGCAACCCAACCAATTGGTTGGGTAACTGGCTTATAGTACCAAGCAGAAGGGATGTTCCCATTCTGACTTTTCATAGCTACAAATGAACGCGCTACAGGAGAAGCGGTTCCGTCTAAGATTGAAATATCAGCGAGCTGAGTCATTTCAAATTTTCCTTATTTTAGCTTGCTAAAAAGCAAAGCTAGGATGTTCAAATTCTGATTCAAAGATAAAGGATCAGAATTCGCGACTAGGGAGAAGGTAGGATTATAAGGCGCACGTCGGTATCTTAGATACTCGTGTTTACTTCTAATACCACCCGGGAAGGAGTATAACGGCAATATATTACCGTTAGAATCTCCGTATAAAGGTGCATCATCAGTGATTCCAATTACCTTTACAGTAACTGAACTCTTTGTAACTGTCGTTTTCCAACCTGCTGAATAAGCAGGTTTGACATACGAAAAGTTAGCATCGAGCCAGTCGCCGACGGGTAAAAAGTAATCAATGAGGAAGCTAAATGGCACTATTTGCCATAACGCAGTCACGGGGTTGTCGAACCCATAATCGTGTATAAAGCGGTCGCGTGGATTCTCGAAAGAGATCGTCGCGCCCGCCCTAATAACGTGGGTATGTACGCTGGTAATACGAATTTTCATATAACCATCGTACGTATCCTGGACTTCTGTCCAGGTAATCGACTCTTCTGCCGCAATCTTTGTAGGTTGCGGCTGAAAACCTTCGTTCTTAAGCTCGTTCAATTCGTTGACTAGACTAACAAGTGGCTTTACGCCAAACTGGTATGCTAGCCAAAAATCGGACGGAGTTTTGAGGAGGTCCCGTTTGTCTTTTAGATTTACACCTAAAAGACTAAGTGCTTTAACAAATTGACCTTGGCGAGTTGCCTTGGCTGCTTTGTAAACACGTATAGCAACCTTACCGATGCCCTCCACAGTTTCTTTAGCCTCAGCGGCTTCAGAAAGAAATTCGATCTTAGCTTGATTAGCTTGAGATACCAATTCGTTACCAAGCTTGACTTCTAAGTCAGGCATGCTAGCGTGCTGTGGATTCCCGTTGTAATACCAGTGAGCTAACGCCGATGTCGACGTTTTAGGCTTTCCAGCATATGAGTAAGAGTAAGGAAATACTTCCGAAATTTGAGAGACGTAACTATGGAAATTTGTCGCACGTGTTTGCCCAGCTGGCGTGTCTTGAGAAGACACCTCGCTAAGCGTACGCTGTACGTTACCGGTAATCACATCTGAATTCTTCATATTTACTTATCTCGCATCGAGGGTTCAAGTCGTAAGACTTGGGAAGCCGAAAG